AGGCTTTAAGTTTGGAACTCCAGTTGCATGGTATGGGTCACCAACAGATCCAACTTGTGGTGCAACAGTTTCTGATATCCTAAATGAAATTATCAACGGCAGAACCACCGCTACATTCTCTGCTGACAACGGCTTGTTTGGAGATCCTTGTGGTGGTGTCGTAAAGGTATTAAGACTTAGCACTCCAGTAGATAGGGTTATTGTTCCTACCCCAACCCCAACTCCTACTGAAACGCCAGTTATAATAGTACCAGAGCCTACGCCGTCTCCACAACCAGAGCCAACAGTAGACCCTACGCCAGAGCCAGAGGAGACAGTTGAGCCAACTCCAGAACCAACCGTTCCACCTACGGAAGAGCCAACACCTTCACCTTCGCCGTCCGAGGAACCTACTGAAGAGCCAACAGAGAATGTCGTGGACCCGACACCAGAACCAGAGCCAGAGCCAACCCCAGAAGAGCCAACAGAATCTGAGTTACTAGAGCAAGAAGCCGTTGAAGAGATTGAAAACCTTGTCTCAATAGACCCAGAATCTCTCACAGAGGCACAGGTGGAAGAATTGACAGCAGCAGCCATGGTTGTTTTTGAAACAGCAGAGCAAGGCTCAGAAGCCTACAACCAAGCACTTGAGGCCTTGGCTGCAGTAGCAGAAGCAGATGACCCTAAGATTCCTGAAGAACTTGCAGCGATCCCTTTGCTAGGAGATGCTGCTGGAGCAGCCCTAGAAGTTTTAAATAATCTTGGTAACGTTGGTGCTGACATGGCACCAGTAGTTCGTGAAGAAGCAGAGAAAACAATTATTGCATCTGTTATTGCTACAGGAGCAGCAGTTCAAGCAACTGTTGCAGCAGCAACGGCAGCAGCAACTACAGCAACTTCGACATCAGGCACTTCGTCTGGTGGCGGTGGTGGAGCATCAGGTGGTTCATCTGGTGGGGGAACAAATAGGAAGGTGAAATAAATGAAAAAATTTCTAAGTGATATTCTTGGTCAGGCTTGGACACTCCTAGGTATGTTTGTTGCCTGGGTGGTTTTAGAAGGCTCTGCCAAGACAATCGTTGGATATTGCATCCTTGGGACCTTGGGTCTCTGGGCAGCAACATATCCATTAAGAAACCCAAAGGAAGGAGATGAATAATATGGTAAAACAAATCGCAGATATATTCGCAAGAATGGTAGCAGTCTTCGTAATCTCAGCACTTGGAGTTCTAGGTGCTGGTGCTATTGCTGGAGTAGAGGTTCTACAGGCAGTTCTTATGGCAGGTCTACTTGGTGTAGCACGTGTCCTTGAGGATCTAGCCAAGTCATTCCTTCAGGATGGCAAACTTACTCAGGCTGAAATCAATGCAGCATTCCGCAAGGAACACAGCAGAGCAGAAGAAGAAGCAGAAAAGTAATAGCAAAACCCCTTGACTACCCTCTCCATATAGTGTAAAATAGATACACTACTTAGAGAGGGTTTTCACATGAGTGAAATAAACGATAATGAATTTGGAGAATGGCTCCAGGTTGGCATTGACAAGGGCTGGGTATCCAACCCATTCTGCTACACCCATGATGGCGATCCATACATGACTGAAGAAGAAGAACAGCAATGGGAAGAGGGCGGAGATCCTTGTGCCCCTGTAATTAAGATTTTAGACTAATGACTAACTTGTTTCTGAGTGGCCCATTTGATTATAAAGATAAGGGCTGGGGATATGCTCACTACTCTTATGGGTTTGCTTTAGATTCTTTTAAAGAGGTAGTCAAAGAATCAGACACAATCTCTGGAATCTTTGAGTATCCATTTAGAGTTGGCATTTGTAAAAAGCAAATGATATCATTTGATAATCCTGTCAATGTTTCTTTCTTGCCACCCGACGTTTCTCTACTTGTTCCAGGGTATAAAAATGTTTGTGTCTTTGCCTGGGAATTTGACAAGTTGCCAGCAAAGAGTAAAGAAGAAAATGGTATATTTAAAAAGAACTATTATCGGGCACTAAAGCAATATGATGCTGTTCTAACCTTGTCTTCCTATTCTAAACAAACCCTATCTTATTATGACATAGACTCGTTTGTCCTACCATCGCCAGTATCTAAAAAAGAAATTGCTTTAGATGAAAGCATAGACGACCTATTGTGCTATCCAGTTAGCACTGTTTCTAAATTTTATAGACACGATCAGTCGCAACCATTGTCGGATGTTCTTGCTAACACTGCATATGAAAAAAGATTTTTATACATTCTAAACCCCCACGACATTCGAAAGAACTTTGGAAATCTTGTTACAGCATTTCAAAAATTCAGCGTGGACAACCCAGACGCAGTTCTGATATTAAAGATGACTGCTCAGGGAAACTTAACAAAACTACAAGAGACTGCCTTTAGGAGAGAGTTTCCATCCTTTCCAGATACAACCTTTAACAACGTATACTTCTTGCCAGAAAAACTAAGCGAGAGCAAACTACAGATGCTGGTAGAGTCTTGCCAGAATTATGTTTCCCCTAGTCGTGCAGAAGGGCAGAACCTGCCTCTGTGTGAGGCCATGGTGTCGGATAGGATATGCATTACACCAGACCACACATCAATGTCTGATTACGTTACTAACGATTCTGCCATTATTCTTGAGTCAAATCCGTGGATGATTGATCACACGACACACAAGTACGAAGATTTTTGGGGGTTCTCGTGGTTCAACGTAGGGGAGCAAACAATTCTAGATGCACTAAATAGGGCGGTAGCGTTGACCCCAGAAGAGAAGATTGCTATGACAGACAAAGCAAGGCAGAACGTAGAAACCTTTTGCTCACCAGCATCAGTGCTCAAAAAATGGCAAGAAATAAAGTTGCAAATAAAGATCTGATCCTGTATAATTGAATAATATTGGTCCATAACTCAGTTGGCAGAGTGTTCGGCTGTTAACCGAAATGTCGGAGGTTCGAACCCTCCTGGACCAGCGATAGAAATATCATGCGTATGTTGCATAGTGGTAGTGCCCTATCCTTCCAAGTTAGAGGTGCAGGTTCGATTCCTGTCATACGCTCGGGTGGCACCCTAGCATTACTCGTAAGATCAATTTCACTGGGTGTCACTCTTTGGCTTCGTAGTTCAGTTGGTTAGAACGCCACCCTGTCACGGTGGAGGTCGTGGGTTCAAGTCCCATCGGAGTCGCTATCGGTTGCCTAACCGCTCTCAGGGTGTGAGATAAAATAGGTGTGCCACCTTAACTCAGTAGGTAGAGTGCCATACTTGTAATATGGATGTCAACAGTTCGATTCTGTTAGGTGGCTCAAGTGGTATAATTAAATATACAAGGAGGTCATAACTATGGCTAAAGCACAATTTCCAATTGACGGTAAACTCGGAAAAGATTTTAAAGTCACATCACTAATGGGTATGAGAATTCACCCTGTAACAAAAGAAAAGAAGCACCACAATGGAACAGACATCTGGTCCTCACACGAACCATGCTGGATTGAAGCACCCTACGATGGTGTCGTTCTAGAAGCAAAGAAGTCAACAAGTCCAGGCGGAGGTTTTGGAAACTACGTAATCTTGCTACACAAGATCGGTGGTAAGCAGTACACAACCCTATACGCACACATGCAAGATGGAACTGTTAAGGTTAAGAAGGGCCAGAAGGTTGAAGCAGGAACCCCTCTAGGAAAGATGGGTACTACTGGAATGTCAACTGGCAAGCACCTTCACTGGGAACTTCGTCTAGGTAAGCAACACATCTGGGATAAGATGGGCAAGAATTACATTGAGCCAATTGCATTCTTCAAGGCTGTTATTGCACAAGAGGCTGCTATCGCAACCGCACCAGTCGTTGCTACAGATGATGATGTAGTAGCACCAGCACCAGTTCACGGAGCAAAGGCACCAGTGGCAAAGCCAGTGCCAGCAGCAAAGCCTGTTGCAAAGCCTGCTACGAAAAAGCCTGCAGCAAAGCCTGCAACGTTAGCAGTAAAAGAGTAATCAAGTGCCAACATACGAATACGCTTGCAGAGAATGCGAAACTACCTTGGTAGAAAAGAGAAGCATTCACGACCCATCGCCAGATCACTCTTGTGATAAGTGCGGAAAGATAATGACACAGGTTGTGGGTAGCCTGGGTATTCAGTTTAAAGGCAGTGGATTCTATAGGACGGATAAGTAATGGTAGAGACAAAAGAGTGGGTACTTACTGCAGCCGATCGTTGCGATACTTGTGGTGCACAGGCATATGTTCAGGTCAGGGGTATCTCTGGGGAACTTATGTTTTGTGGTCATCACTATGATACTTCAAATAGTGATAAACTAAGAGCATTCGCTTTTGAAGTAATTGACGAGCGAGAGCGTCTGATTGAAAACAGACTACAAGGAGATAATTAAATGTATGAATATTTTGTAAAAACAGTAACCAACGTAGTAGATGGGGACACCATTGACGTTGTAATTGATCTAGGATTTGATATTAGTTTTAGTTCACGTGTTCGTCTGGCTGGCATTGATACCCCAGAGTCACGTACTACAAACAAGGCCGAGAAGGCACTTGGTCTAGAGTCAAAGAAGTACCTTGCTGATCGCATCAAGGCAGCAAAGACTGTTGTAATTAAGACCGAGAAGATGGATTCATCTGAAAAGTATGGTCGTATTCTAGGCTGGCTATACCTTGACGGAGAGGGCAACTCAATCAACCACGAGATGATCGAAAAGGGCTATGCCTGGGGATATCTTGGAGACACTAAAGTAAAGGACTTTGAATCACTTGCTAGGGCACGTGAAAAGTCTAAAAAGTAGAGTACGCCATGGAATATATTGTTGGTTCACTTATGACTATTATGGTTGCCGTAGCAACTATGATCATCTCTAAGATAGTTATAAATAGCAAAAAGCATCCTTTGGTTGTTCGCTATAGTCAAAGCAACATATACGAAAGAATTAAACCAGCGATTCCTTTTATGCCACCTCAGAAAAAAGAATGCCAGTCTTCAAAGCATCACGCTAGCCAAATGATTAGAGTAATTATGGTTGGCTCTAGGGCTTATTGGATTTCAGAGAACCAAGTTCTTCAAGCACCAGTCACACCAGAAGGATTGGTGGATCAAAGTATGGCAACGCCTATTGACACAATGGGTATGGATAAGGTAGAATTAGAACAGATTGCTTTTATTGTTGAGAAATTGACGGAAGGGAAGAACTGATGATCGTAGCAATACAAGGAACCAAAACGTTTGATGACTATCAGATATTTCTAAGAGCGATGGGAACAGCACTACGTGATCTTCCAGATGGGGACAAAGAGTTTATTGTCTTCTCTGCTGGACCAGTTAACATTAATCAATTTGGTATGGAGTTTATGAATGTTAACGAAAGAAGTATGAAGGGTTATGGAATCAAGACAAAGTTTGTCAAGGTTCCGCCATCCTGGATTGATGAAAACATTGATCAAATAAATTACTTTGCCTTCTTCTCTAAACCAAAAGAGACTTGGTCAAAGCAAGCACAACATGCACACGACAAAGATGCAAATCTTTGGGTGTACAGATACTAATAATAATCTATACAAATAGGAGAGTGAAATGTTAATAACTTCACTTGAGAAGATGGAAGAAATTGTTAAGAATAATAACAATCTTTCATGGGATGGCTGGACAGTCATCGAAAACAAAACCAATGAAAATGGTGCAATGTCTAAAGACGGTGCATACGTTGATGGCAAATGGATCGTACAGAAACGTTACGAGGCAACTGCTACTGGTTGGGAGATTCCACATAAGTTAGTTGGTTGAAGTGGATAAGCATGATTGGAAAGACGATGCTGCCTGCCTCGGCATGGTAACAAATACGTTCTTTGACGAATATGAAGAAAAGCCACAAGACAGAACATTTGTTGATTCAATCTGTGCAGAGTGCCCAGTAAGAAAACAATGTTTTGCTTCAGCCGTTACAAACAGGGCCTGGGGTGTCTGGGGTGGTATCTACTTTGAGAATGGAAAGATTTCAAGGGAATTCAACAAGCACCGCACTAAAGAGCAGTGGGCTGAAACCTGGAAGAGTTTAACTTTGGATAAAGGAAAATAATGTATACAGATGATATGCGTAGGGCTTTCAGATCGATATACCCACCTAAGAATTTTCAGGTAGACATTGTAGACAACGATCACTTTCTTAGTGTGGTTGCTAGAGAAGATGTCTTTATGAGGCTTCTTGACGAAGAGAAACGTGCTGCCATTGAATACATGGTAAACGTTAAGAAGGCCCTGGAAATGAACGGTGCTATCGTAATGCTAGTCCGAGAAGGCGGTAAGGAACAACTATGAGATACGACATAATCGCATTTGTACTGATGTCAGTAATTGTTATTGCATCAATGCTGGTTTCGCTATATCTATACAACAAGAAACAAAAAATGTTAAAGACTATAGTTGATCTTTATACTACGAACACCGCTCTTGAAGATATGATTAGCAGTCAGGCATTAAGCAATGTAGAGCCTATAGAGCAGAGTGATGGGTTCGTAAAGTTCCTATCCGAGTCTCGTGAATGGGCGTTTAACTATATTGATAATGTCCAAAACACAATACTCGTATTGAAAGAAGAATACGATAACAAGAAGGCAATTGACAAAACATTGAATAAATTATTTGAGATGTTGCCAGATAATAACAAGGAGAAATAAAATGAATACACAGATGAAAGCAATGCTGGCTTCATACGGAAGATCAGTTCTATCTGCAGCATCAGCACTTTACCTTGCTGGAGTGACAGATCCACTAGATCTAGTATGGGCACTTGTAGCAGCGGTAATTCCAGTTGCACTACGAGCAATCAATCCAAAGGACAAGGCTTTCGGCCGTGCCCCGAGCGTTGAAGAAGTAGACCTGGCACTGGCAACTGCAAATGTTGCAGATGGCAAGAAACTTGCTAAGGCAGTAGCCGATAAGGCTGCTTCAGCAAAGAAGCCAGCAGCAAAGAAGGCTACACCAAAGAAGTAGTTAAAGTAAAAAGATAGCCAGGGGAAACCCTGGCTTTTCTTTTATTTAAAAGTCTTCGTGATATATTTTTGCGGTATGTATAATGTAGATGTTGTTGTTACCAAGGTTCTGAAAGTTCTGACAAACAACAACGGTATCACAATCAAACCTTTTAGTAACGGTATTGATCCAACCGTACCTAGCACCATCTTTAAACGGTTGTGCACGGTACAGACAGACACCATTTGATGTAGCATAATACTTATCGTAAGGCTTAGATGTTATATCATACAGTCTTACTTCTTCGTGACTGGTAAATCTTGGACCCTTGCGAGTAGCCCAACTATCATAAATAGGATGATTGTTTACTGTGAGACCAGACACAATATCAAAGTCTGGCTCTAACTTTTTAAATTCTAAGATTTGTTTTATTGTGTCCATAGAGAACTTCATATCAAACTCTATCATCATAACGTAGTCAGCCCTGCTAAGAAAGTCTTTCGTCTCTATGGCTTTGTTCCTAGCAATAGACAGGTTCATAACCCTAGTCTTTGACTTGACAGAGCCATAGTGGGTCGTCATTATTTTTTCAGAAATAAACGAAAAGTCTTTAAGGAATGACCAGTCTTTGGCCTGCAAGAGTTCTGGGGTTCCATCGGTAGAGTCATTTTCATAGATTGAAAGCAGGAAATTGTACTCTGGAAAGGATGTGACTATCTGCTTAATCTGCTTATAATACCTATCTACATACTTAGACTCATTTCTAACTATAGAATAAATAAAAATTGTTGGTTTTGCCATAAATTTGGCTCCTTTTCTATACATTCATTATATCATCTGGTATAATAATATTATGCCATATAAAGTTGGAGAAAAGGGATCGTACGGTTGCTCGGGTTACCCTGCCCTAAAAGAAGACGGAACCGTAATGGGTTGTCACGACACCGCCGAAGAAGCAGCCAATCAAATCTATGCTATTAATCAGTCTGAGGGCAACATTGGCAAGCAGGCTACCGAGATTAGAGAAGGCGACTACGTCATGGGCAACACATCCGAAGGAATTGTTGTTGGTCAGGTAGAGCACATTATGCGTGAGGGTGGGGTTTATGGTATTCCTGGCACAGAGTATGCCATCCAGTCTACTCCAGAAAATCCTGCTATGGCAGTTAGAATGTTTGAACAAGAAGAAGACGGAAAGTATTGCCCAACAGCATACTCAATTGGAATGCTATATAGCAACGCAACCATCGTTGACATTGAAGTTGAAATCGAAGAAGAAGATGAATACGAAGATGAAATGGAAAAGGCTGAGGGATACTCTCCACCAGCAGGTGCACGAGCAGCAGCAAGACGTGCAATTAAATTCAAAGAAGAAGGCAAGGCCAAGGGTGCAGGAACAGCAGTAGGTTGGACAAGAGCAGGACAACTTGCAAGAGGAGAGACCCTATCACTAAGCACTGTTAAGCGTATGTTCTCATACTTCTCACGTCACGAAGTAGATAAGAAGGGTAAGGACTGGGGCAACCAGGCTAATCCATCAAACGGATACATCATGTGGCTTGCCTGGGGTGGAGACGCAGGATTCTCTTGGTCACGTGGCATTGTAAACCGCATGAAAGACAAGGCACTGTTCTCTGAGTTTGGTAAAGACTTTACAAGATCGACTGGCATGACAGACCTGTTTAAGGCTATCGGCGTTGGCTCTATGGTTTCTTGGAACTCTTCTGGCGGTAGGGCAGAAGGTAAGGTTACTAGAATTATTCGTAATGGAAAATACAACGTTCCTGGAACAGAAGTTACAGTAACTGGAACAGAGGAAGATCCTGCTGCAGTTATCAGGCTATACCGTGACGGTGAGCCAACAGACGTTATTGTCGCACACAAGTTAAAGACCTTAAGGTCTAAGTAATGAAGAAAGCATTAATTACTGGCATTACAGGCCAGGATGGTTCATACTTGGCAGAACTTCTGCTCAACATTGGCTACCAGGTCCACGGCATTGTAAGGCGATCATCAACAGATAATCTTGTTAGACTTAAGGATGTTCTTACAAACGATAACCTATTTCTTTATCAAGGTGACCTAACAGATTCTGCATCTATCACAAACCTAATCAAGATGATTGAGCCAGACGAGATTTATAATCTTGGTGCACAGAGCCACGTGCAGGTATCTTTTGACACAGCAGAGTTTACAGCAGACACGGATGCCCTTGGCCCACTACGCATCCTTGAAGCGATCAGAGTGCTAGGACTAAAAGACAAGACTCGTTTCTATCAGGCATCCACGTCTGAGATGTTTGGCAAGGTACAGGAAGTACCTCAGAAGGAAACCACACCATTCTATCCAAGATCTCCATACGGAGTAGCAAAACTATATGGTCACTGGATTACCAAGAACTATCGTGAATCTTATGGTATGTTTGCTACCAGTGGAATTCTGTTTAACCACGAGTCACCTAAGCGTGGTGCTAACTTTGTGACTAGCAAGATTGTTTTGTCTCTTAATGCTATTAAGAATTATAAGATGGATACTCTTGAACTAGGGAACCTGGATGCACTTCGTGACTGGGGACACGCCAAGGACTTCGTATACGCCATGTGGCTAATGCTACAGGCGGAGCAGCCAGATGACTACGTCATTGCTACAGGAGAACAGCACTCGGTTCGTGAGTTCGTAGAGATTGCTGCCAAGTACTACGGCTTTGACATTGAGTGGCAGGGCACAGGGGTAGACGAGATCGGTATCGACAGGAACACAGGCAGAACCATCGTAAAGGTAAACCCTAAGTTCTTCAGGCCAGCAGAAGTAGAGACCCTTTTAGGTGACCCTAGCAAGGCTGTTAATGATCTTGGCTGGTTCCGCAAGCGTTCGTTTGCTGACCTTGTAGAAGATATGTGCGAGAATGCACCAAAGATCTTCCCAAATTATTCACCAGAATAACTTGACTCCAGGCCATATCCTTGATACAATTGATGTCTAAGGTCCCATAGTTTATCGGTTAGAACGTCGCCCTTTCACGGCGGTAGGAGGGGTTCGATTCCCCTTGGGACTGCAAAATCCCCTTTGGTGTAATTGGCAACACTACGGTTTTTGGTGCCGTCATTCTTAGTTCGAATCTAGGTGGGGGAGCGATAGGAGAACAATGAGTAAACCAGACTGGGCAGATCGCCTACAAAGAACATTTAAGAAGAAGTACCAGCAAGGATTTGACGAAGGCTATTCTAAGGGCTACGGAGAAGGCTTTGCAGATGGCTCAAGAAAAGCCATCAACGAGTCCAGAAAAGTCTTTGTAAAAAGAATACAAAAGGAATTGACTTCCTTGCCAGAAAGTGGTAAGATTGAATATAAAAGAGGCCTTGAGATGGCTATAGAACTAATTAGTAGGAGAAAATAATGATTAAACCTTTAGAAGATAAGATTGTTGTAAAGCCAATTGTTGAATCAGAAAAGACTTCAGCATCTGGACTTATCATTCAGACACTAGAAAAAGAAAAGCCAACCGAAGGCATTGTTATTGCGGTGGGTACTGGTGCAACCTTTGCTGACGGAAGTAAGATGACTATCGACCTTAAGAGGGGCGACAAGGTTATCTATTCTAAGTACAGTGGTACAGAGATTGAGCACCAGGGCCAGAACCTAGTAATCCTCCCTTACCGTGATATCTTTGCAGTGGTTATAGACGATGCGGTGAAGTCAAATGATTAGTTTTGATCTTGATAACCTAACACCAGAGCAAGAGATTGTTGTTGCATCTCTAGTGCGTGAGGGTATGCTAACCGCATACGACAAAGTAATCTCTGTATTCGTTAAAGAGTTTAACGAGACAGCAACAGAAGATCCACACTTCTCTTACTACGTAAAGCACGTTATCGAAGTGGTTCAGGAACTTGCTGAAGAAGCCAAATCAATCTAATAGGACATTGTTTAAATGATCATCGGACTTAGTGGGTATGCCCAGACTGGTAAGGATACAGTCGCTAACTATCTTGTTAATAGTTATGGATATAAGCGTGTAGCATTTGCAGACCCAATTAGGCGTTCGCTATATACTCTTAATCCACTGGTTTCTGTAGCAGAGTTTAAGGCTGTGCATCTACAGCAGGCCGTAGACGGAATGGGCTGGGAAGAGGTCAAGAGAACCTCGCCAGAGACACGTAGGTTGCTCCAAATTATGGGCACAGAAGTGGGTCGTGAGATGTTCGGAGACGACTTCTGGGTAAACCAGGCAATGCGTGGGGTATCTAAGTTTGATAAGATCGTCTTTACAGATGTTAGATATCCTAATGAATACAAGGCTATTAAGTTACAAGAAGGCCGTATGCTAAGACTAACTAAACCATCAGTGATTGCTGTCAATGACCACTCGTCTGAAAGTGCCCTTGACAACCATGGATTTGACGGTATAATAGTTAATGATGGTTCTATAGAAGAACTTCACAGGAGCATCGACCTATTTATGAAGGAATTATGATGGCAGTTACTAGCGTTAAAATTGGACCGCAAATGTTTGAGGTTGAGTTCCGCTCAACTCGTGAAGACGGAATGTTAAATGACAACACATACGGATACACTCTTGATCAGGGCAACTTAATTGTTGTGGCATCTGACATTAGTGAAGATAAGCAGAAGGTAACTCTCATTCACGAGATACTACACTGTGCTCGTATGGTTCTTGAGGGTTCTACGAAACCCAAGAAGAAAGCGGAATACGATGAATGGGAACATCACTTCATTGGTATTTATGAAAATGCTTTCATTATGATTATGCAAGACAACCCAGACTTAGTCAAGTGGTTAGTAAAATAGTTTACCACGAAAGGGTATACAATGAGTTATAAAGAAGACATCCTTCGCCTAAGAGCAGAAGGAAAAAGTTATGCAGAGATTAGTGATGAACTAGGCTGCTCTAAAGGAACCATCACCTACTATCTAAAAGAAACCAAGGATGTTGTTATTATGGATACGTTCAAAGACCCAGAATTCTATGGCAAGGTTATAACATATGTGGACAATTTTAAAGAAAAGCGTCCATGCATCTCCTGTGGTTCATACTTTCACAAGAGCCAACTAGATCCTCGTGACAACGAGAGCGTCATTGATATCGCTCAGTCAGTATTCGACAAGAAATCTTTTGAAGAGGCCAAGAGACGAATCTCTCAACTAAAGTTTATTTGTGCTAACTGCGATCGTATTCGCAGATTCAGAGAAGAGAACAAGGGTAAGTAATTGCCAAGCCTCTGTAACTCAGTGGATAGAGTAGGAGCCTTCTAATCTCTTAGTCGCAGGTTCGATTCCTGCCAGGGGCACTTCATATCTGCTAGGCTCTGGAAACATATCAGCCAGCAGCGTTTCTTTTAGAAGATCAAATGACTTATCCTCGCTAGATATAAAAGGATATTCATTACCAAGATAAGAAAGATCGCTCATAGGACTTGTCTTGTGATATCTTTTGACATCATGCATCTTTGCTGACGTTATGTTGTATATATTACCATATATAGACCTGGCCTGAAATGGCAGATAAGCAATCTCTAAGAACTTCTCCTTGTTAATTACCATAGGAACATGAAGGTCATAGTCTAGGGGATCTTTTATGCCAGACTTTTTTAGGTATTCTAGAGTCTTCTTGAGTGAGATTACATATCTAGATGTTGGGTCTATCTGGCGGTACTTAGTAATCTTGTCAGACAAACAACCACCATTATAATTCCCAAGTCTTTCAACAGGCCTGATCAAAAAGAAATCATCATTCATATAAATAAAGTCCTTAGATATGCTAGGATGGTTGGCAGCAGCCGTTAGTGCCAATCGAATATTATTAAACTTATTAGATGTATCTTCTACAGGTATAAAGTCTCCCATATACCAGTCTGGTTTATATCCCACAAGCCACACACGGCTCTCTGGCAGGTTTTTGACTACAGATCGTAATGAATACCGCAGTTCTTCGTTATCGCCTTTACGGCAGATGTAGACTATGTCCATGCTACCAACTACTCGCAGATGTATGTAAACGACATGTGAAATTTGTCTGCCGTTGTAAGGTTTATTGGGCTATTGTGATCAAATGGTTCGTCTTTCGCAGAACTTCCAACACTCCAGATGGTCATGGCTGTGCTTGAATCAGATAGATGACCCTTGATGCTATAGTGGTCCACACCCTGATTTACTGAATCATGGATAGACCCACCATAAACGTCAGTGTGGTATTTTGAAGCAAACGGTAGGGTCAGAGAGTATTGGCCAGTTCCAAAGTTTGAAACATTTGTAAAGATAACTTCTATTTGTACAGTCACAAGATTACCAATCTTGACATAAGATCCAGTTGCTGGGGTGTTGGTAAAAGTCAAACCAGTTCCAGACCATACTGGAGAATAGGATTTAACTTCGGTAGTTAGTCCATCAGTGTCACCAAAAGCAGGATGAGTAAATCTAGCCATTATACACCAGTCTCAAGATTAGTTTTAAGAACTGCTGCCTTCATATTTGATCCACTGCTAATAGCGTAAAGAGAGTCTCTTCCGTTTAGTTCTATAGATATGGCATGGTTAGGAAGAATTCGATAACCATAATTTTCAGCAGTCACGCCCTCCGAGCCAAGATAGATGTAGCCAGAGGCGTTTACATTTTGAATCGTAATGTCTATTCCAGAGTGAATTCCTGGTGGAGTAAGCCTGGTGGCAGTAGAACTGCTAAGGGTCGTAAGTGAGTGAGTAGCCATGCTACTATTATACATTATTTTTCAGATAGGAGTTGGTATGCCCAGTTTAAAACATCTAAGGCAATCTGATCATTAGCCATGTCTTTTTGTGCCAGAAGGGCACGAAACTTTTCAAAGAAAAGGATTCTCTGGTATCCCATAGACAGATCAAATATCTGCTCACCAGCAGGGCCAACAACATTAATTAATCTAGTTAGTTCTTGTAGAATTTCTTCAGAATCCATTCTACAATTATACCAGTATTTGTACCTTACTTAACGGTGGCAACCAATTTCAATGCCTTTGTTCTTAGTGAACCAGACAGTGCCGTATAGTTCAGCCCAGTAGCCTTTGCAGGAGAACAAGTCCTAATCATATAAGTAAGGAAGTTTCTTACAGCAGTGCCTTTAGACTTGTTTGCCGAGGCAGTTGGAGCGATTGCATAAGTTACCAATGAGTTATTGTAACCGCCACGAACAGCCTTCTTGTAGTCAATTTCAAGAATACCATTTGACGTTACTTTTTGAACTGATAGAAACGCAGACGATGCCTTTACAGATGGCTTAACAAATTGGCCTAGTGGGTTACGAAGTGCAGCAAAAGGTAATCCCTTTGCAGCAACGTCCGACAGATCAGCGTAGCCAATTGAGTTTCTGGTTGAAGCAACACCAGCAACCAATAGTTGAGAATTCGCAGCACCGCTACCTACAGGGGCAGACTGACCCGAAGCATTTGCCCAAGCACCATTGTCTTTCCAACCAGATGCACCGTTACCTCGCAGGTAGTTGGCAAAGTTTTGAGTCGTGCCTGACGTGTCTGATCGATAGTAAACATTGATTGGGCTGTTTGGAAACTTAGCCTTTGGGTTTAGTTTCTGAATCTCTTCGTCGTTCCACTTGGTGTAACGACCGTTCATAATCCCACCTAGAACCTTAGCGGTGAGGTTTAGTGACTTGACCCCTTCAACATTGAACACGATAGCGATTGGTCCACCCACTAGCGGTACGTATGTAAAATTCTCTGGCTTCTTTGCTGAAGCAGGATATGGAGAGTCGGTTGCTCCAAAGTCGTAAGTTCCGCTCAGGAAGTTATTTCTTCCAGTACCAGAACCTGTAGATGCATAAGTAATGGTGTCGGTCTTGTATGCCTGAGCACAGGTGCTGATGATGCTGTTTGCAAAAGATGATCCACCACTAACAATAGATGTTTTTGCTTGGGCTGAAACAGGGGTAGTCGAAACTAATCCTACTGTGAGGATGGTGGCAGTAATAATGGCTACGCAGTTGCGTACCTTTGAAATAGATGAAGTAGTCATGTATTAATTATAAAAAGTATTTTTGTTAATATAGTTAACAATAGGTAAACAAAACAATAATTCTTATTCCCAACATAAAGCCA